GATTCGCGTGTCCAGCAGGCTGCACCTGCTCCCGCTGTTGCACCTGCACCCGCTGCTGCTGCAGCACCCCCTGTTGTACAGCAAGCAGCCCAGCAGGTTGCCAATGCATTTGGTGGTGTTGTGACCACCATCGAGGACGAAATTCCGTTCTGATCAGCCAACCGGGGCGGCATATGCTGCCCCTTTCTACCCATAATTATGGAATTTACCTTCAACAGCAAATCACTTGAACGTGAAGTTAGCCTTCACCAGATTTACGAGCTGACTCCGTCAGAAGCAAGAAATCTCCACGCTGAACTGGTGATTGCGGTTCAGTCAATGGACGAGAAGGTCTCCGAGGCCCTCGCCAGTGAGCATGCCAGTGGCATTCCAGCCGATAAAGACTGGATTCATCGGGTCAAGAAGAAGCGTCGTATCTGCGTTGCCTTTGCCACTCAGGTAAAGCAAATGCTGGACGCGCCACAGCAACAGGCAGCGCCGACCTCCAATTTCACGACCATATTCCAGCGCAGATTTGAAGAGCTGCTACTTGAGGAGCTTGGTCAGACGGTCTTTGATGAAATCAAGGCTGAAGCGAGGGATCTTGCGCTTGCAGATCTTCAAGTGCCAGTTCAAGGCGCATAATCTCCCAAACCGCCTGCTGCAACATGTTTTGATACATAATGCAGCTGCGAAACATGCTGGCCTCGCGTTCGGTCATTGAACGTGCAGCCAATTCGTACTGAAGTTCCTGCTCCGGCGGGATGTTGTTCTTAATCCATTCCATTTTTCGTCATGCATTGGGTAGAGGAAGATGCTGGTAAGACCCAGCACGGAGAAGGCATCAGCCGAGCACCAGCAAAGGCGAAAACAAAATTGTTTGATCTAATCGTAAGACAAGCTGGTGCGAGGCCAATGAAATTCAGCATTCCCGCAGAATCAGCCACCAAGGCAAAGCGGTATGCATCAGCGCGTTGGCCGCTGGCTCAGGTTGAGGTGGTGAAATGAGCTTGGTTAGCTTGGTTCATTGCACGCCTGAAGCCGAAAAGCTGATTGTGCGCATGGCACGGGTATCAAACCCGAAAAACGCCGACAACGATGAAACGGCACCAAAGCTGCTGCGATACCTAATTAAGCATCAGCATTGGAGCCCGTTGGAAATGGCCTCGATGTGCGTCAAGATCGACACCGAACGCGACATTGCCGCGCAGATTTTGCGTCACCGTTCGTTTTCTTTCCAGGAATTTTCCACTCGCTACGCCAAAACCGGACTGGCCGAAATTCCTAGATGGCGGACGCAAGACGAAAAGAATCGACAGGCTAGCCACGATGATCTTGATCAAGACGCGATTCAGCAGTTCGACAGGCAGGCCGCAGTTCTTTTGCGAAACATTTATTTAACGTATGAAGAAATGTTGAAAGCTGGAGTGGCTAAAGAATGCGCCAGACGCATACTTCCACTCTGCACGCCCACCACGCTTTATATGCACGGCACGCTCAGGAGCTGGATTCATTACATCCAACTGCGCTCAGCCAATGGCACGCAGCTTGAGCATCAAGAAATTGCTCTTGAATGCCGCAACATATTTACTCAACAGTTCCCGGTAATTTCGGAGGCTGCTTTTGCGTAATTATTGCAACCATGAGTTCGTCACGATTGAAAGTCGTCGAACTCCTATTTCCGTGCGTCGCCGCAAGCAATGCAAGCTTTGCGAGGCTCGTGTCACAACACATGAAGTGTCCGCTGATTTTTTTGAGCAGGCGCAGCAAAATCAGGTCGTGGTCGACAAGCTTCGCATGCTGATCTCGTCTGAGGTTTCATGTAAAAGCTGCATGCATAATGTCGACGGCGCCTGCAGCTTCGACCTTCCTGAGTACAACACCATTGACGCTAACGATTGCAACTTATTCGATGGCAATCACTAAAAACTGTCGCCCATGCCTCGTCTGCTCCTGCCAGACCACTGCCCCGGTCTATTGCGATCGTTGCTATCGGCGCACGCCAGCAGGCCGTGCCGAAATCGCAATAAAGAATAAATACAGGCAGGTTCCTAATGGCGGCCCATGTGCGGCATGCTTGCACTGGATTGGCCGTTGCGGCCTCGGTCTACCTGAAGGTGGATCAGAATATGCCAGGGACTGCTCCTTGCTTTTACTTCAAAACGAATTATGCGTGGCCACCCATTCTTGAACCCAATTGAGGCGGCTCTTATCCGTTGGCTTGCCGGTTCCCCTCGAATCGGTTACATCGCGGTTAAGCAGCACAGCAGCCTAACCACTTGGATTTTGCGGGATCACACAGATGCTGTGATGCCAACTGAAGAAGAGTATGAAGAAGACGATGAGCCGCTATCCATGCAGCTTGAGCGCCTTTACCATTTACCCGATGCCGATCGCTAGTGCATGTATTTGCCTAGCGCAGGCGTCGGATCGCATGGCGCGCATCCCATGACCTGGGGCGTCAACACTTATTTCAAACCTTGGTTTTTTGATGGAAAAGTCGTTTATTGGGGCCACCCGTCCCCTGACCGCAGAGACGCTTTGCGAGAAGCTGCCGCAATGGCAGATCGAAACCGGCAAGGCTAATTTCATGGATTATTTGTACGACTTGTACGATCGTGACAACGCAGAGCTTGGCCTGCAGGGGACTTACACAGGGCTTTGGGAGCAATTCAAGGAAGACACTGCGCAGATCATGCGCGCTGGCCACATTGAAACCGGTATTCTTTAATGCAAAAAATCATTGGCCTTTACAGTCCGGCACCACAGTCGGGCAAATCAACGATCGCGCGTGAGCTAGAAAAGCGCGGTTATACAGTTGTGCCATTTGCTGAGACGTTAAAGCTGATGCTGATTCCGATGCTGGAATCACTTGGCTATGACGAGCATGGGGCCAATTATTTGGTTCATCAAGCCAAGCAGGTCGTGGTTGGCGACGCTGGCGTTAGCGTGCGCCACATGCTTCAGACGCTGGGCACTGAATGGGGGCGGCAGTGCATTCATCCTGATATCTGGGTGCGCTGCTGGAAAGGTCGCGCTCAGCGTTTTGATGCTGTCGTGGCTGATGACGTGCGCTTTCCAAACGAAGCAAAAATCATCAAGCTACTCGGTGGCGAAATGTGGCGCGTTGATCGCCCGGACAGTGTACGTACATTTGATCATTCCAGCGAAGGCTCTCTCGATGCTTATCGCGAGTTTGATCGCTACATCACAAATGAAGGGACAATTGACGAGTTAATCAGTAAACTTCAGGATATTCCCGTTTAGCCAATGGCTAGTTTGCGTTACCACGCCGGCCGCATGGTGCTTTATGAGTCACCATCCGGCTGGCGGGTGCGCATTAAAACCAAGGAGGGCAAGCTCGACTTGCCCCTTATGAGTTCTGATTTGGATGAAGCGATTCTGCAAGCAGAAACGCTTTATGCCGATGCCAGAGCGATCAGCAGTAGCAAGCCCTTTTGTTACCAGTGCATTCACTGGAAGGCATCTGCGGCAAGATGTGATTTAGGGTTTCCTGAAGGACGGTCATCTGGTGGACGATTCGCAAAAGACTGCAGTGCCTTCAAACGCGATCGACTGCGGTGATGGCTATTTCATCGAAAGCGGCATCGAACCGCATCTTGGTGAGGTGCGTTATGCCGCTTGCATGCCCGGTGGCGCTATCTGCCGCTACTCCAATGATTTATGGCAGGCGCAAATCTATATTGAACAGATGAAGGGCAACCGATGCCAGTGATCCACTCATAAACCTGTTGCGCCCGATACCAGCTCCAGTGATGCTGCATCGTCCACCAGGTCCACAGCGAAGTGTGACCTTTTGAAGCATTACAAGAAAGACAGGCGGGCACGCAGTTCTCAGGAACCGTGAGTCCGCCTCTCGCTTTTGGCTTTACGTGATCAATTGTAGTGGCATGACGACCGCAATATGCGCAGCAGTCATGCCATGCACTAAAAATTGATGCCCTGAATCGTTGTTTTGTTACTTTCTTACTAACCAGTTCGACGCCATCGATCTGGTGTTCCATAACTAACGAGACAGGGCTCCCGCATAGGGTAGCTAGGAAAGGTGCTCCCAGCTTGGCATC